CCATTTCTCAGTTCTTCTCTAACGAGAAGACATCATGCTGGATTTTCTCCAGTGTCTGATGACCGTACTGCTAGTCTCAAGGATAGCCTTGGGATCTAGGTCCTTTTGAATTTTCAGGAGGACGTTCCAGTTATCGATTAGGGATGGCGGACGAGAAAGGGGCAACTTCATTTGAAGTGCTTTTAGTATCTCCATGCGCTTCAACCCAGGCTCGAGGTCCCTCAACAAAGGGATTTCCTGTGCAAGTTGAACAGAGTCTTTGTGAGGATTGCTTATCACATGATAGGCATACCGAGCAAAGAGCATGAAGAGGTCGCGCTGATATGGCACGACATTCATCTCCTCGATGCGGAACTTCGAACAATCAAATAGGTCCGTTTCCATTTCTGGAGTGAGACCGTATCTGGCGAGAAATCGCTCGACGGAAACCTGGGTATCGGTATATCCTTTACTCAGGATGGGATCGAAGTTGAACTTCAATGCCCTCCACGTTTCAGACTCGATATGGACCATCTTCTGAGTTAATCCTTGGAAGAGTCTTTCAATTAAGTCATAGACTTCATCGTCTGACTTGGATGCTATTGAAGCGTCCGTAAGCGGTTTAAACCCGCTCGGGAACTCCTGTGACATCAGCTCTCTGAGCCTTTTTCTGATCCTTTTGGGGACCAGGACTTCAGGATATACCGTCCGGGGATCTAAAATCTTCGCAAGAAGATTGTCCGCGGCTAGCGGTCGGAATTTTCCCGACCTGAGAAGCTCGTCCGGTGTTACATAGTAACCCGCGAACTCGGCATACGCATTGGAACTGAAGGATTTCGATTCCGAAATTCCAACCTTCATTAATGCAAGGGCCTTCCGATACTCTGAATGGACTTTGTCGTCAGAAATGACGATGTCGTCCCCTAGGATTCGAAAGCAGTCTTTGTCCACATGAAACTTCTCGCAGATTCCTATTAACAATAGGTTATGCGTGAAGGCGTATAGCGCAAAGCTAGGGAGCAAGCCAAGGGGCTGGCCTCTAGTCCAAGTAACTGTGGATTGTCCACGTCCAAAGGATTTGGGAGTTACCCACATCCCCTCCACACAATGGTCCAAAAGACTTATTATGTGTTGGTCCACGCGCAGCTTCACTAAAACCCTTCTCTGTAAGGAGTAAGGGAAGGAATCTGTCGCAGCTTGAGTGTCGACACTATGGACGGTTTTACCCGCCACCATTTGTTGTTGTGCCCAAAGGGCGCCCGCCTCCTGGCGCGTTGTACAGTCGCTTGGTAAACAATCCAAGGCGGACATCAACACTTTAAACAGAGGCTGTAGTGCTGCTTGAAACAGAAGTCGAGGGGATGCAAATACCCTTAACTTCATTCCAGGCTCGCTGCTGGCAGACACATTTCCAACAGTGTGTCGGAAACGATCCCCAGCGTTATAAGCGAAATCAGCCACTTCAGAGTGGCTGTTGAGTAGCTTACCTAGAAGCTCATCTATGCCCAACGGCATATTGAACTTTCGCAAGGCGGCATCTATATAGATGTTCCGCTTGAGGTAACTTGCGTAAAATAGGTGTTGCATATCCTTAAGGATGTGTAATGCAACGCGTCGCTTGAGTTCATCCCCGGTTTCACCCTTTGCAAGGTGTTTCTGGTAGACCAACTCACAAAAATCTCCCGCATCGCGGGAGAATGTCGTAAAAGACGGTAAAAGTGTCTCCCTCTTTAAGAAGTCAACACCTAGCTCGATAAGAGCTTGCACAGGCTTCAGAGACAGCTCATAATCGCCGTCGTCTGCTGGCTGAGATGTAGCGAAGAATTTGTCAATGTTTTCTCGTGTGAACGAGTCAACGTGAAACAATCTCTTTAGCGGTACCATACGTCTTCTTAGACTAGCGCTATACTTCCTTAGGAAGCGAAGCGAGCGAGGAAATCCTTGTTTGCAATGTGCTACCCAAACACTAGTGTTTGGTGGTGGTTCTCCGTTAAGACTGGCTTTTGCCTTAGATTCTAAGGCGGAACAGTATGCTATGGCTCCGGCAGTGCCCCTGTGCTTCTTTTGTTTCGCAAGAAATATGAGAAGCCGTTTGGCATCAGCAGATTCAAGTCCTAGGGACTTTAACTCTAGCAACCTGTAACCGAATCCCATCGGGTTATGCTTTTTGGTTCGAGCTTTCTGC